CGTCCGACGTGCGGACGCTGCTGCCGCGTGACACGGCCGGCTTCATCTGCATCTTCCCCGAGGGCGACACGGCGGGCCTGAAGTACGACGTGTTCCCGGTCAAGGTGACCGGCCAGCCCAAGGCGCGTGACGTGGAGAACCCGGCGCAGATCACCATCCAGTTCGCGATCACTTCCATCCCGGTCGAGAACATCACCGTGCCGTGAGCATCTTCGTCCGGGACAGCGGGGACCTGCGGCGGATCACCCGCGAGCTGCGGCGCATGGACGACAAGGAACTCAAGAAGAAGTTCCGCCGGGAGCTGCGCAAGGCCGCGGCCCCGCTCGTGCCGAAGGTCCGGGCGAGCATCCGCAGCATCCCCTCCAAGCAGGCCTACAGCCCGGCCGGGCTTCGAGGCGCGTTGTCGAAGGCAACGCGCCTCGAGGTGAAGACCGTCGGCAAGCAGGCCGGCGTCGCGATCCGCGTGGACGGCCGCAAGATGCCCGCCCACATGAAGTCCTTGCCGTCGATGGTCGAGGGCAAGAAGCGCTGGCGTCACCCCGTCTACGGCAACCGCAACAACTGGGTCAATCAGCCCTCTGAGCCGTACTTCTACCGCGTCGTCCGTGCCGCAGGACCGGCTGCCCGCCGTGCTGTCGGCAGGGTGATGGACGACATCAGCAAAGACATCCGCTAGGAGAACCATGGCACTCACCCGCGACGCCATCCTCGGCGCCGTCGACGTCCAGACCGAGAAGGTCTTCGTCAAAGAGTGGGGGGACGACGTCATCGTCCGCGGCCTCACCGGCGACGAACTCGACAACTTCCAGGGCAGCATCCGCCAGTTCCGGCCCTCCTTCGACGGCAAGGGCATGGAACCCGTCCTGGTCCAGGACGGCATGCGCGCCAAGCTCTTGGTCAAGTGCCTCGTCGACGAGGCCGGCGAGCGGCTGTTCACCGACCAGGACGCGCCCGCGCTCGGCGCCAAGAACGGCTCGGTCATCGACCGGCTGTACGACGTCGCGGCCCGCCTGTCCGGCCTGTCCGAGGAGGAGAAGGCGGAACTGGAGGGAAATTCCGAGACCGTCCCGAGCGACGGTTCTACTTCCTCCTAGCCCGCGAAGTCTTCGGCTGCTCGGTAGCCGAGATGCTCCGGCGGGTCTCCGCCCGCGAACTCGCCGAGTGGGAGATCTTCTACCAACTTGAAGCTGAGGAACGGGAAGCCGAAGAGGCGGAAGCCGAGCGTCGCAGCCGCACCTAGCCATGACCACCTGCTGACCTGGGGGAGGCGTCATGGCGTCGACCGGCATCATCTACACGCTTATCGCCCGGGACGCGGCCTCCCGCACCTTCCATCAGGTCGGCCGGGCCGCGGCCAGGACCGACACGGTCATGGGCAAGCTCGCCAAGACCGCGAAGATCGCGGGCGAGGCGGTCGCGGTCGGGCTCGCGGCAGGCCTGGCCGAAGGTGTGAAGTCCGCGGTGGAGTTCGAGTCGGAGATGACCCGGATCTCCACGCAGGCTGGCGCCACCACCAAGGACGTCAAGATCCTCACGGCTCAGGTGCTGAAGCTGGGCACCACCACCCAGCAGGGCCCGCAGCAGCTCGCCGAGTCCCTGTACCACCTCAAGTCCGTGGGCATGGACAACGTCAGCGCCATGAAGGCGCTGAAGGAGGCCAGCGACCTCGCCGCGGTGGGTCACGCCAACCTCGAGGAGACCACCAACGCGCTCGCCGGCGCCTGGCGTACCGGCATCCGCGGTGCCACCTCGTTCCATGAGGCCGTCTCGACGGTGAACGCGATCATCGGCGCGGGCAACATGTCGATGGAGCAGTTCAACGCGGCCATCGGCACCGGCATCCTTCCCAGCGCCAAGGAGTTCGGGCTGTCGATGAAGCAGGTCGGCGCCGCACTGGCGCTGATGACGGATGAGGGCATCGACTCCGCGTCCGCTGCGACCCGGCTGCGCATGTCCTTCAGCCTGCTCGGCGCCCCGTCGAAGGCTGCCGAGAAGCAGCTCAAGAAGATCCACCTCACGGGCCTCGACCTGGCCAAGGCGATGCGCGGCAAGGACGGCATCATCGGCGCCATCCAGATGCTGAAGGACCACTTGGACGCGTCTGGTCTGTCGGCGGCCGAGGAGTCGCAGCTGCTGTCCCGGGCGTTCGGTGGCGGCCGGTCGTCCTCCGGCATCCTGCTGATGATCAACAACTTGGATGTCCTGAAGAAGAAGCAGGATCAGATCAACCGGTCCACCGGGAAATTCGACGCCGCGGTCAAGCAGCAGCGGAAGACCGCCGAAGCCCAGTGGCATCTGCTCACCTCGAACCTTGAGGTCATGGGCATCCGGATCGGTACCAAGGTGCTGCCGTATGTCACGGATTTCGTGCACTACCTGGCCACCACAGCCATGCCTGCCGCCGCGACGTTCGGCAAGGTCATGGGGAAGCTCATCCCCACCGACAAGATCAAGCAGCAGATTTCCGGCGTCAAGAAGCTCGTCGGTGACTTCCTTTCCGGACTGACCGGAGGAAAGTCGGTCTCCAGCTTCGTCTCCGACTTCGTGGACGGCCTGACTGGCAAGAAGGCTCCCACGGGCGGGGTCAAGATCCCGAAAGCAACTCCGCCGAAGAACCTTCCTCCGTCGGTTGTCGCCTACGGCATGACACCGGCCCACCCGACCGCCGGCCCGGTGAAAACAGGTCTGCCTCCGTCGGCGATCGCCCACGGCATCAACATCACCCCGAACATCGGCTCCAAGTCGCCGCTGCCTCCGTCGGTCGTCGCTTACGGCATGAGCCCGACTCGGCATCTGCCGAAGCCGGTGAAGCCGAAGCTGTCTCCTGCCCAGCAGATGGGCAAGACGATCCACGACGCGATCGCAGGCGGCTTCAAGGACATCGACTGGAGCGGCCTCGGGAAGGTCCTGGGTGAGGGGCTTGGCTCCGCTTTCCAGTGGCTGGTGTCCCACGGCGCTGCTGTGTCGAAGAAGTTGGGCGAGGCCATCGGGAAGATCGACTGGGTCGACGTGGGCAAGCAGCTCGGCAAGATTGCGTTGCCGTTCGCGATCGGCTTCGTGGTCAACCTCTTCGAGCCGATGATGCACAAGGAGTTCTGGGAGAAGCACTGGCTCGACACGATCATCGCCGTCATCTCGGTCGTGCCGATCGGCAAGCTCGGCGGGGTCGTCAGCAAGCTTGGATCCCGGATCCCGTGGGGCAAGCTCGGCGAGGGACTGTCGAAGATTCCCTGGCAGAAGCTGATCCCCTTCTCGGAGAAGTTGGGCGCCGCTATCGGGCCGATCATCGTCAAAATCACCGAAGTCTTTGCGACGATCGGCCTGAAGGTGGGTGAGGCGCTCGCCCGCCGCTTCCCGAAGATCTCGCAGTGGTTCACTGAGCAGCTGATTCTGCTGCCCGTGCGGATCGGCGACCTCGGCCGGCTCTTCCAGCGCAAGGGCGGCGAGCTGGTCGCGAAACTCGGCAAGGGCCTCCTCGACCACATCCCCGGAGCGTCAAACAGGTTCGTCCGGGCAGCCCTGAAGTGGTTCGGCCGGTTCAGCCTGTGGCAGATCGGCGTGAACCTCGCGAAGTCGCTGCTGTCCGGCATCAACAACGCCCTGCAGGACGTCGGATCGTGGCTGAAGAAGCATCTCGTCGACCCCGTCGTGAACTGGGTGAAGTCCGGGTTCGGCATCAAGTCGCCTTCACGCGTGTTCGCGGCGATCGGCCACAACCTGGTCGCCGGCCTGAAGGGCGGTGTCCTTGCCGCGGCGGTCGGCATCGGCTCGTGGATGTGGAAGCGCACCGGCAAGCCTGTGGTTAGCGCCTTCCGCAGCGCAGGCTCGTGGCTGAAGTCGAAGGGCGGCGCCCTGATCTCCGGCTTGAAGTCCGGGGTCGTCGGGGCCATGAAGGGCATCGGCGGCTGGATCAAGGGCGCCATGATCGACCCGATCGTGGGCGCGGTTAAGCGCTTCTTCGGGATCAAGAGCCCGTCCCGCGTCTTCATGTCCATCGGCGGGCACCTCGTCTCCGGCCTGATCAAGGGCATGTCCCGCACCAACGGTGCAGCGATCGCCCACCGCGTATTCGGCAGCATGCCGAAGGCGCTCGCCGCGCTGGTCAAGAAGGGTCTCGTCTCCGTCGCCTCTCTGCCCGGGAAGGCGCTGAAGGCCTTGGGCAGTCTGGGCGGGGACATTCTCGGCCTGCTCGGCCTGGGGGGTGGCGGAGGCGGCTCGTCGGCCAACCAGAAGATCGGCGCGACGCTCGCGGCGACCCGCGGCTGGGTGGGGCCGCAGTGGGCTGCCCTGAAGAACCTGTGGAACGGGGAGTCCGGCTGGAACGAGCGGGCGCTGAACAAGAGCAGCGGTGCCTACGGCATTCCCCAGAGCCTGCCGGCTTCGAAGATGGCGTCGGCCGGCTCCGACTGGAAGACGAACCCGGCCACGCAGATCAAGTGGGGTCTGTCGTACATCGCGTCTCGGTACGGCAACCCGCTCAACGCGTACTCCGCGTGGCTGTCCCGCAGCCCGCACTGGTACGCCAAGGGCACGGGCGGCGCCGCGCCAGGCCTGGCCTGGGTCGGTGAGAAGGGCCCCGAGCTGGTCAACTTCAAGGGCGGCGAGGACGTCCTCAGTCACCCCGACTCGATGGCGTTCGCCAAGGCCAAAGGCATCAAGCTGCCTGGCTACGCGTCGGGAACCATCATGAACGCTGCTGACCGCGTCCGCCGGGACAAGCAGCGGGTGGCTGACGCGAAGGATGACCTGGCTCGAGCCCGGGCCCGGCACAAGGGTGTGGCGGCGGCTGAGAAGCGCTTGGAGGCTGCCAGGAAGGAGCTGAAGGCGGCGGAGATCGCGCTGGCCAACGCCAAGCGGAGCGCGAAGACGTCGATCTCCAACATGATCGCAACGGGCCTGTTGAAGACGTTGTCGACTGGCACCTCGTCGGCGATCGCCTCTGCGATCAAGTCCCTCGCCACGAAGTTGCTCAACGCGGGCTACACCAAGACCGCCAAGAGCGTCATGAAGAAGGGCACCCGGCTGGAGAGGCTCGCCGACAAGCGGGCCTCGATCCAGTCGAAGATCGCGGCAGCCAACCAGTACGCCAGCGATCAGGCGTCGAACATCCGCGACTTCCTGTCCATCAGCGGGACCTCCGCGACCAGCGTCGGCGACCTCATCTCCCAGATGGGCAGCCAGCAGAAGACCGCCTCTGGCTTCGTGGCCCTCACGAAGAAGCTGAAGGCGCGCGGCGCGTCCAAGGCGCTGTTGGCGCAGCTCGCTGAGGCCGGGCCGGGCAGCCAGCTCGCGACCATCCTCGGCGGCAAGGACGTCAAGACGCAGGACATCGCTAAGCTGAACAGCTTGGTCAAGTCTGGGGGCAAGCTCGCGACGTCCTTCGGCAAGGACATGGCCGACCTTATGTACGACAGCGGCAAGAACGCCGGGAAGGGTTTCCTGGCTGGCCTGAAGGCGCAGGAGAAGGCGCTCGGCAAGCAGATGGCGAAACTCGCCGCGGACCTGGTCAAGCAGATCAAGAAGGCTCTCAAGATCAAGTCGCCGTCGGTCGTGTTCCGCGACGAGGTAGGCAAGCAAGTTGTCCTCGGCATGGCGCACGGCATCGACATGCACGGCCACCTCGTCACCGGCGCAGCTCAGCGGCTCGCCGACGCATCGACCGGCGTGTCCATGCGCCGCCGCTACATTCCGACCGCAGCAGGTAAGAGCGCAGGACAGAACGAGGTCTGGGAGCGCCTGGCCGCCGTCATGGAGCAGCAGGCCGGCCAGCCGCAGCAGCTGACGGGACAGCTGGTCCTCGACTCCGGCGAGCTGCTCGGGGTCATCAAGGGCACTGTCCGGCCGATGATCCGGGAGTCCGAGCGAGGGCAGGCCTACCGGGCCAAGGTTGGGAGGCGGGCCGGGTGACAATCTCGTTCGGGTCCGCAGGTGCCCAGGCGACCCACACCGACACGGTGACGCCCACTGTGGTGGGCGCCACCGGGGACCTGGCAATTCTCCAGGTCGTCTCCGGGCATCCGAACGACTCGGTGCCGTCGACCCCGTCGGGGTGGACACTGGTCGGCTCCTTTTCGGGTGGCGGCGGCACATTCGGGGCGTCCGCCGGGCCCAGGCGCCTGACCTGGTTCGCTCGCGTGCTCACCGGCGGGGACTCCAACCCCACCACTGCGATCCCGTCGGGGGGTACCGGATCTGTCATCGCCGGGCGGGTCTTCAACCTGACCAGGACCGCCGGCACCGGCTGGCGGTGGGCGGCGACGATCGGCGAGGACACCACGTCCGGCACCGGTTTCTCGGTGGTGTGCGCGACCGCACTGACCTTCAAGACCGGCGACTTCGCCATCCTCGGCTACGGTGTCGCATCCAATGCCGACTCCTACACCGCCGAGACGATCACGGCGACCGGGATCACCTTCGGCACCGTCACTGAGCGCGCGGACGCGGCGGTTGCGACGGGCAACGGCGAGTCGATGGCCATCGCCACCTGCTCGGTGTCGGCCGGGTCAGGCACGCAGGCCCCGACCGTGGCCGCAACCCTTGCCGCAGCCTCCACCGGGGTCGCCGGCGTGCTGCGCGTCCGCGAGGCCAGCAGCGTCGTCAGCGTCACCGCCCAGAGCGTGTTCCCCCCGCGTAACTTGGTGGCCGCGACGAGTCTTACCGGCGACGACATCGTCACCGTCACTCTCTACCGGCAGGTCGGCACCGACCTCACCCCTGTCCGTGCAGCCAGCGGAGTAGACGTCACCGGGCAGGCTTCGCTCCTGCGGGTCGACGCCGAGCAGCCGTTCGGTATCAGCGTCACCTACGCCGCCTACCTGACTGACGTCAACGGCGCCCAGTGGGTCGCCTACTCCGGGGCGATCACGTCCACCGTCGCCGCGGACGTCGTCTCGGACGCTGTGCGAGGCGTCGGCGCCGCAGTGAAGATCGAGGCACCGCTGGAGAAGAAACGCGAGAGGGACGCCACAAGCTTCAACGTCGGCGGGCGGATCGTCGTCGTCGGCCGGCCCCGCTCCGCCCCCTCGTCGACCATCACCGTGCGCACCGAGACCGACGAGGACGGCGACGACCTCAACGACGTCCTCGACAACGCCACCGAAGGCGTCATCCTGATTCGCAAGCAAACGAGCCTGCCCCGCCTGGACGGCACCTACGTGCTCCTCAGCGACACCGAAAGCCCCAACTGGTACGACACATTCCGCTGGTTCCAGATGGACACCGTCAAGGCCGAGGCGTGGCCGGACACCATGGAAGCGGCCGGCTTCACCCTCCAGGACGTCGCGAACAACTTCTCCACCCTTGCCGACCTCGCCGCAACGTTCAGCAGCCTGCTGGCGATCGCGCTCTACGACTTCGGGTGACGCCATGCTCGACATGTCCGCTGTGGCGCTGAGCGTCGTACAGCGCAGCTACACCATGCAGGTCCGCGCCGAATCCTGGCGCGACGGGGAGCTGCTCGCCGCCGACATCCCCGTCGCTGACGGCAGCGAAGACCGCGACCGCTCCCTCAGCGTCCCCGAACGCATCAGCCTGACCGTGCCGCGCAAGGATCGCGGCTTCGACTGGGACCCCGGAGCCGACGCCAGCCATCCACTCGCCGCCTACGGGCAGCAGCTGCACATCTCCTACGGCGTCGACATCGGCGGCGACTTCGAATGGATCGACCGCGGATGGTTCGTCATCACGGACACCGCGACCGACGGCGACACCGTCACCGTGACCACCCAGGGGCTGCTCACTCTCATCGACGAGGCGAAGCTGGTCGCTCCGTTTCAGCCGAGCGGCACGCTGGTCTCGACGATCCGCAGCCTTGTCGAGCCGGCGCTGACAGCGAGTTTCGACGGAACCCTCGTCGACCGGGCGGTGCCCGTCGGCATGCAGTGGGACAGCGACCGGCTCGCCGGCCTGACCGAGGTCCTCGACGCGTGGGCCGCGGACGCCTACGTGACGGCGGACGGCTCCCTGTTCGTCGAGCCGGTCACGGACAACGGCAGCCCGGTGCTGTCCCTGACCGACGGCCTCGGCGGCACCGTGATGCGCTGGCAGGGCTCAAGCAGCAGGGACGGCGCCTTCAACTGCGTGGTCGCACAAGGCGAGGACTCTGCCGGCAACCAGATCCAGGGCGTCGCCTACGACACTGATTCCGGCTCACCGTTCATGTACGGCGGCCCGTTCAACCCGCTCCCGGTGCCCTACGTCTTCAGCTCTCCGCTGATGACGACGGTCGACCAGTGCCGCAAGGGCGCTGCGGCCAAGCTGCTGCAGCTACGCCGGACCGCCTCACGCCGACTGGGGGTAGCCATGGTCCCGCACCCGGGCCTGATGACCGGTGACATCATCTCCGCCACCGGCGCCGGCCTGACCGCCGCGCCGTGCGTGATCGAGTCGCTGTCGCTGCCGTACTCGCCGGGCGAAATGAGTCTCACGGTGAGGGTGCTCTGATGGCGGACTTCGCGGACACCCGGGTCTCGCTGGCTGGGCAGGGCGCGCTCCTCGGCACCGCGGCGACCGCGTCGGCGAGCGGTGCCTGTCTGGCCGACGTGGGCGGCATTCGAGTCACCGTCCGCGTGCCCGCAGGCCTGACCGTGGCAGCGCAGCAGAACCTGCTCATCCTGCGCCGGGGCTCCACCTACTGGGCGATCCAGACACTGACGGCCGCGCCCGCTGTGCCACCTACGCCGCCGCCACCGGCCGAAACGCCGCCGACGAGCGATCCGGCGCCGGTGCCGAAGCCGACGGTGACCACCGGCTCGCTGGTGTGTTCACCGGTCGCCACTTCGACGTGGCGGGACGGGCACTGGCGCACCGACATCGGCTCATCGACGAGCGCAGACACCTTCCAGGGTCGATACAGCGGCAGCTCGTTCGGCCGCAACTCAGGCTTCGCGTTCTACGGCAGCAAGCCAAGGTCGATCGCCGGAGCGACGGTCACTAAGGCCACCGTGAAGCTGCGACGCCTCACCTCCGGCGACTACGGGAAACGCTCGCCCACGATGCGTCTGGTCTCCCAGTCCACCCGGCCATCCAGCTTCCCCACGCTCAACGAGTCGACCTCTGGCCCCGCCCTCGGCGTAATCAACCATGTGTCGCCGTGGGAAACCACCTTCACTCTCCCCACCTCCTGGGGCCAGGCCATGGTCGACGGCACCCGCGGGGGCCTCTGCATCACCGTCAGCTCCGACGACCCGTACATCCGACTCGCAGGCCGCAGTTCTTGGTCCGCTGCGTGGACCCTGACGCTCTACTGGAGGCGCAGCTCATGACCCAGCAGACGTCCAACGGGATCTCCTACCCGGAGAGCACCGACCACGCCCGCATCTGGGAACACATGCAGACGATGGCCTCGTCCATCGACCCGCAGCTGAACGCAGGCAACCGGCAGATCTTCACCGCATCTGGGACCTGGACGAAACCGACCGGCGCCAAGTGGGTGCAGGTCCGGGTCATCGGCGGAGGCGCAGGCGGAGGCGGCGTCCCCACCGGCACCAGCGGCCAGGGCGCATCCGGGTCAGGCGGCGGGGGAGGCGGCTACGCCGAATCCGTCATCGCCGCATCGTCCCTCGGTAGCACCGTCGCGGTCACAGTCGGCACCGGCGGAGCCGGCGGCGCCGCAGGAGCCAACGACGGAACCGCAGGCAACCAATCCTCGTTCGGGGCGCTGGTCGTCGCCGCCGGCGGAAGCCAAGGCCTCACCATGGCCCGCACCTCCGGGAACACCATCGTCACCGGTGGCGTCGGCGGCAACGGCCTCACAGGGGACATCCTCATCATCGGCGGTGACGGCGGCAATGGACTGGTCCTGAGCGGCCTGCCGGTCTGCGTTGCCTGGGGTGGCGGCACCGTTCTCGGATCATTCAGGCGCGGCACGGCCAGTCTGTCGGGTGCCGCCGGCACTGGCGGAAAGCTGTACGGCGGCGGCGGGGGTGGCGCCGTGGTCAGCAGTTCGACCAGCAGCTTCGCTGGCGGCTCCGGTGCGGATGGCGTCGTGATCGTCGACACGTACTTCTAGGCCCATGGCAGACGACCCGGAGGCGAGCCCGCCCCCCACCGACCCGCCGCCTCCCTACACGACGCAGCTCCAGGACGGCTCCGTCATCGAGCAGTGGGACGTGCCATCTCGCACCTACCGCCGCTACGACTGCGGTGTCCTCGTCGAAGAGCGGCCCTTCAGCGCCGCGGAGAATGCATCCGCTGACCAGCAGATCGCCGATGAGGCGCGCCGCACCACGCAGGCCGCGCTCCTTGAGCAGGCCCGCACCGACCTCGCCGCGAATCAGGCCTACCTCGACAGCGTGGCGGCCGGCACGGCCACTACCGGCGACGCCGTCACCCAGGTTGCCGCGCTCACCCGCCAAGCGCAGGGCTTCATCCGGCTCACCGTCGGCGCCGACCTGCTCGACCAGCCCACCGGAGGGTGACGTGACCGTCTACGTGTGTTCCCTGTCCGCGACGCCGGACCAGCTGATCCAGCCCAACACGGACACGCTGCTCCTCTTCCCGTTCGACCAGGACCAGATCGACCACCTCTGTATGCACGACCCGCTGCAGCCGGACGGGATCACCGTCGCCAGCGACGACCAGAGGGCCGGGCTGATCTGGCCGTACTGCGACGGCTGGGGCCACCTCACCGCAGAGGTCCAGTGGGAGGCCGGCGCCTACACCGAGCTGCGCGACCTCTTCATGCGCGACCCGCTCGGATTCACCTCCGACCCCATGAACGACACCGCGCGAGACGATCGCGTCCCGTCGGGCGGCTACCAGTACTTCACCAAGCACCACGAACTCTCGGTGTACGTCGGCACCCCGCTCGGCTTCATGGTCCGGCACAACGACAAGGTCGCCCGCAAGGTGCTGTACGCCCAGTTCAAGCTCGCCATCCACCCCTGGTGACCTGAAGCCACCCCACGCCCCGAGCTCAACGGCCGGGGTTTTCGTCATGTCTGGAGCATCCATGCCCGACCTCTGGATGCCGGGGGCGACCCGGCACTCCCTCGGCAACACCGGCCTGATGAGCGGCGGCCCGGCGCGCGCCGTGTGGCACATCACCAGCAATGCGAAGGACTGGACGTTCGCGAACGAGCTGGGCTGGTTCACCGGCGGCGGCGCCTCGGTCGCGCCCCATGTGCTGTGGGACCCGTTCACCGGCGAGATCGCTCAGTTCTTCCCCGCCGACTCCCGCTCTCTGTCGCTGCAGAACGCCGGCGAC